GCTTACCGTAGGCCACGACCTTTGTACCATCATCGAGCGTCACCACTCGATCCATCGTGTCGGCTATGAGCTTCATGTTCAAGCCGTCCTTGGAACCCAGCTCTTCCTTTATCAGACCTGGATTGTTGATCGCGTACTTGAAGATCGTGCGAGTGAATTTCTTGCACTGCTGCCGACCAAAGCTATCAGACAATGGTTGGCCGCCTATCTTGGAAATGACTTCCGAGGAGGCTTGAACCTGCCGCCTTAGTCTGGAGCGTTTGACGAACGAGAGCAAACTCATAGCAGTCCTTTCATAGCTGCATCGACGGCAGCGAAAATGGAGTTGCGAGACCTCGGCTTAGGCACCGACTGAACGGCATCAAGCATCTTGTTGATCACGTACTGACGGCCTGCGGTCTTGGACTTGCGCTGATGCAGCGTCTGATCGGCAGAGCGGTACCCCATACGTACAGCTATGGATAGTCGGGTCTTGCCGTGCATGGATTCGTACTTGGCGCGCTTGGCTACATAGATCGAGTCCTGCCCGACGACGTAGACACCTACGCCGGGCAGCACCTGATCCTTGATCTTGTCGTAGACCTCTTTGGTGCAAGCCAAGTACATCTTGTCGCAGTACTTGCGGTATTGGCCCATCTTCTTATCGGACCGAAAATCAGCAATTGAGGATTTGACCTCTACGATGTCGATGCCGCCTCCCATGTTTAGGGCCACTATGTCGGCACGAAGGCGTCCACCCTTTAAGAGGCCGAGTTCAAAGTGCGTGGCCCATCGCTTGTGGTTGTACCGCGCGGCCACTACCTGTCTGATGTGATTGGCGTCTATCATTTTTGTAAGTAGCTGACGATTCCGTCTTGGATTGTGCGGTAGTGCGCGGTCATGCGGTTCGCTAGACGGGCTCGGGACTCGCGCAGAAGAGGAGCGAACTTCTCGTACTCCTCGGAGGTCATGTTGGCCTTGGCATCTGCCGCAATGTTGGAGAACTCGAGAACCGTGTCCTGGGCAAGGTCGCCGAACGCCGGCTGCACGATAGAGCGCACTAGCATCTCGCCCATCATGCCACGGTCTTGGGCAGACTGTACGTCAACCATGAGCTCGCGCAGCGAACTGATAAGCATGTTGAAACCGTGGACGCCACGCACCCCTTTGGAGTTGCGAATCCCCATTTCGGCCAATGGAAGCACGTCCACCACCGACTGGAGGAGCCGCTTGTAGATCAACGCGATTGCCGGGTCCGTGTCGTCCTGCTCCAGCAGTCGCAGAATCTTTTCGGTGCCTTTGCCGAATTGAGTGCGCAAGGCCTTGCCTTTGAGCTTGGAGAGCTTGGGTTCGTCCTCGTCGTCAGCAGGAACCAATGCGTTCTTTTTCTTCTTTTTCACCGGCTCTGCGGACACGTCGTACTCCGTCTTTTTCTTTTTCTTCTCGGGTGCGGGAAGGGATTTCATTTTAGCCATAGGTGAGGAGAGGGCGCAAAGAGCGCCCTACGAGTTATTGGTCGAGGTACGTGTTAGGGCCGACGGTCGCGTGAGACGCAGCGTCGTCCTGAACCACTGCAGTGGGATCAGCCGTGGGCAAACTGATCCGGCAATCCATGCAGGTTTGGGTTTCGATGTTGGCAGCGACCATAGGCTGCATCGGCTGCTTGCAGTCGGGGCACAGACCAGCGCCAGCGACTTCGGTGCTCATATCGATGCGGGCCTCTACCTTCTTCTTTGCGGTGACTGCCGAGGGTGCGTTATTGGTCTTCGGTGTAGACCACGCTTGCGGTAGCTTCATTTGCTTCTCCTTTGTCATTGGATTGTTTTGGCTCAGGTGTACGCGGACAGTAGCATCCTCTAGTGCAGCCGCCTTCGCACAGACCTCGGTGTACTTCCAGTGTTTCATGGAACGTCATTTGCGAGCCCTCCGTAGCTCAAGGCACGATGTGGTTTCCACCATCTCGATGATTTTCCCAGGTGTGTATTTCAGCTCGCGCTGCAAGGCATATTCCAGGCCGTAGATACCAATCAACACTGAATCCAGCTGGTGAGGCGTGGTCAGGCAGTCGGCGTACATGCCCTTCAGGTAGTCGTCACCCCAGCGGCGATTGAACGCCACTTTCCACTGAGAGGCCGGAATGTACTTGTACGGTATGCGGCGCACCGCACCCAGTAGGGCATTCATAGTGGACACCAGTTCGATGGTAGGTCCACCATTGCCGCGTGTCTGGAACCGCTCGGCAATCGTCAGATTCGGATCGTACAGCTTGAACCACTGACGAACCTCAGCCGAGTACAGATTGCGCTGCGCCATGACCTCTGCCGTCAACGAGGTCATCGGATTGGTAAGCAAAGAGTTCGCCACCACATCGATCTTGTCACCGATGACCCCAACACAGGCGATGCCGTAGTTGCGTGTCCCTGGATCAGCAGACAGAATCCGGTAGTCGTGTTTCCTGCTGCACGGCACCAGTTCGTATTCCTTGTTGGGCTTTCGCTCTTTGGTTTTTCGTTTGGCCATCTTCCACTCCTTTGCATGAAATTTGGTTTCAACGAAGACCAGGCCACCGCTGGGCGTGCCCTCCTGAACGACCTGCGTAGGCGGGCATAGGCATCCTTGCGCGATTGCCAGTGTCACCATAAGTCCAGTTGCGAGCCTCTTGGAGGGCCTCCATCACTTTCGGATGATGCATCTTCGCCAGACCCAATGCAAAAGCCCTGAAGATGTCATCGGTCATGTCATCACCCTTGGTGGGGCAGCGCTGCTCTCCGACGTCTTTGACCGTGCTCATTTGGAGCATTAAGTGCTGAACTGGCTTGTTCACCATCTCCTGCTTGTACGAAGCCACTCCGCCCTCGAGGATATGTTTCGCATCGACCTCGTTCACTGTCGGGAGCAAAACGTTACCTGCGGCCAGCATGGCGCGCACTGCCGCGAAGTCCTTGTAGGTGGGACTGTGCTTAACGGCCTTGCATCGCGGCTTACCCAGCGGGTTCTTGCCCATGTCGTCCTGCGCACGGTTCAAAATGTCGATGGATTGCCACTGGTCAGCCAACAGCGCAACAGCGTTGAGATCCTTCAACAAAGGCAAGATCACATAGAGATACAGCATATTGAAGTTGACCCTGCGGCCTTCTTGCGGCATGCACTCGAGAATGGTGGACACCACCGACTTATTCAAATCGAAGTCGTAGTGCATACCCGTGATGGTGAACGAGTTGTCGACCTGTCCGGCGTCGATGGACACCACTGACGGCCACCGGAAGGTCCTGATCTTCTGGATCTTGCCGTAGATCAGACCGGGCTGATCAAAGCAGTACTCGAAGTTGTGCGAGTTCTGCCCGTTCATGAAAGCCTTCACGAATCCAGAGGGTTGCAGATAGCGAGAGTGCACGGCTGGTGGGTTAGCACCATAGTCGCGCTCTGCCTTTTCCGCGTTCGCCGCGTAAGCCGCAACGATTGCAGGATGGTCCCGGTCGAAGTCCGGGTTGATGTCCCACGTTGCGAAGTTCGTACCCAAAATGGTCTGCGAACCCTCGGGGGTGCGTGAATGCCTCAACAGGCGCATCACCTTGTCGCGTAAGGAGAACGGCGACGACACCGACATAAGGAACGCTCCGGGCACCGAGGAATAGCCTTGCTTAAGCAGCTTAAGGCGAATGCCCTGCACCGTCAGCAAGCTGTTCATCAGTGACTTGTGCGCCTCGTCAGCATTAGCGCGCTCCGACTCCGTATCCTCCTCTTGATCGCCTTGCGGCAAAGGGAAAAGACCCAACTCGTCAAGACCCGCGCCGATTCGCGTGTCACCACGAAGGACCGAGCTACGAGGCCCCGTAGGATAGAAGTGCATGTTCTTGTGGTGGAACTTCATGTACATGGTACTGTTCCGATAGAGCTCCACCCCGTACTTCTCTTTCGAGTCGTCGAGGATCTTGAAGTACTCTTTCCACCACCGGGAGGCCTCTATGTGTTTCTTGAACGGAATCCACATGACACCTATGGCCTTACCCGTCGTCAGCGACACGAAGCTCATGGTCAGCTCCGTGGACGCCTGCATGGACTGAGGTGCTAGGGTCGGCAGGTTCGGGAACTTCATGTATTGGTGCGCGATGTACGGGGAGAAGCCACCGAACGCCGAGCTCGACTTACCCGAACGCTGCCCCCACACGTTGACCAGCTCCATGTAGTTGCGCATGCCGTGATTCTTGATCAGGTCCCACTTGTGACGACCGCACTTGGGGCACACTCCGTGCTCCAACAGAGTCACCAGCTTCGGAAACTCCATCGAGTTGAAAGCCTTCGGTATATTGGTGGGGTCCAGATACTTCTGCTTAGTGCACGCAGTGCAGATCTCGCCGTTCAGCAGCAGACCAACCAGCATCTGCTTGGCCCACGGCATGTTGGCATCTCGGCCAATGATGTTGGCCGAGTAGTCCCAGTAGTTCTTCGCGTGCGGAAGATCACGGTCGTCGATTCTCAGGTTCCGCATCGTCCCTGTGAGAGGATCTTCGGCCTGCGCCATCAGAGCCTTGATGTCGAAGTCGTCAGGAAGGACAATCTCTTTGTCATCTGGAAGGATGATGGTCTCAGAGCGGCCGCGGTCAACGGCCTTCTTGGTCTTCCGCGCTAGGCGGTCAAGTTCCTCAAGCTGCTCAGGGGTCGTGAAGTCTGGAAACAGCTCATGAAGGGTCTGCAGCTTTTTTAACTTCTTTTGCTCTTTCTTGTCGCTCATGCGGTACTCCTACTGGGATGATCTGAGGAGGACGCGGCTTCATCGCCTGTAGTATCTCAGTGGCTTCTACCTTCGTCAGCCCCAAAGCGCGGGCGATAAAGCGGGCCATCTTGATGTCTACTGCAAGCGCCGTCATCCTCTCGAATTTCTCAAATTGAGTTCCGTCGACGTCTGACTTCACAAGACGTCTCACGACCTCTAAGGCTTGACTGGTGCCGGCACCCACTGCCATCGTTATAGGAGCAATCTCCTGAAGAAAGAACTCGCGGACTTGGTCGATGTTGTACGCCAGCTCAGACGGCACCTGCTGCTTGTAGCTCTTCAGACGACGCTCGACCTCAGCGTCGATGTGCACCATCTGTTTGGGAACGAACACCTTCTTCTTGGCCTCGACCTCGTCCGCGAATGACCGGGACAGCCGGAAGAAGAACTGTGACTTGCGGACCGTCACCGGCTTAATTGGCTCAGGAACCGCCGTGGAGTACGCGATGTCGGTCAATGAGGCCAACATCGCATCCTCGTTGGCTAAGTCCTCGTCCGACACTGGTACTAGCGCGTTGGCCTCGTTTTTCATTCGTCGTCGCCCTCGTCGTCTTCTTCGTCCTTATCCTTCTTGCCTGCGTCCTTCGCATTCTGGTAGGCTACGTACAGCTCTTCGGCGACGCCCTTCTCCATCTGCTTGAAGCAGAAGGCCTTGAGCGACATCGGCTTGAAGCCCAGCTCCTTGGAGATCTGAGTCATCGTATCCTTGTCACCCAAAACCCACCGCTTGAGCGTCATCCAGTCGACAGGCTTCTTGGCCTTGCCCAGTCCGTGCAGTTCCAACTTGAAGGCTTTGCGCTTACCACTGAGCTGGCCGGTCTCTTTCAAGAAGCAAATCACGTCGAAGACCGGGTCAAGGCCGCGTGCTACGCCTGACGCATCTTCGACCCAAATGCGGAAGAAGCACTCGCGGTTCGGTGTCCAGTGCTTGTTCTTGATGGCCTTGACGTGGACATAGCGGTAGGAGTCCTTGCCTTTGTACTCGACCGATTTCTCCAGTTCGTTGAACGTGGTCTTGCAGGTCTCTTGGACCTTGAACGGAGCAGCAGACAGAGCACGCGAGGTCTGACGGATACGCACGTCCGAGAACTGCTGGAGGGCCTTGCCGCCTTTCTCGGATACTTTGGGTCCGAACATCGCCATCGGATTGTCGCGCAGGTGATTCAGGCCGTAGACCAGAACCATCTTCTGGAGCATGCGGCCCTTGATGCGCTCCAACTGCTTCGAGAACGCGGAGGCCTTGACCGACAGCTGATTGCCGATGTCTTCCTCGTCCTTGGCGGCAGGGTTCATAGCCGTGTAGGAGTCGAGAACGATGATGCCTTGAGGGTTGCCGTCAGGCGCTTCAACCCACAGGCCGCCTCCGTACTTCTTGGTCATGGCTGCATCGACTTCATCGCCGACACGTGCCTTGTTCTTCTTGTTGTCCTCGAAGACATACCACCACTTGTTCATGAGGAACCGCTTGTCAGGCAGCTCACGCAGAATAGCAGCCAGCCATTCGTAGAAATGCTCCAGGATGGCCATGTTGATGTAGCGGACGCGGGGTTCGATTTCCCATCCGCCTTCCTTCGACTCCTTGCCGAAGATCTCGTTCATCTTGAGCTTGATGCCTTGCCCCTTGAAGATCTCGTGCACGTAGCGCTTTGCCGCTTTGGTTGAACCCTCATAGTCGACCATCGCTAGGAAGGGTACGCCGCGTTTGACCGCTGCCGCGAGACCAGTCAGGGCCAGCGTAGTCTTCGCGCACTGTTCCTCCGCCGCCGCCGTCAGCATGCCCGGACGCATACCGCCACCGAGAATAAGGTCTACCATCAACAGACCCGACGACACAGGTGGCGATACGTCGAGGCCAGATGCCACGATGCCTTGTCGCTTAGCAACCTCGTTGAGAGTGCCGTGAATCAGGGCATTGACATCGAACCCCATCTTCTTTTTCTTGGGTTCTTCGTCCTTGACCAGCTTGGCTGCCTTCGCATTCTTCGCCTGCTTGGGAGCCGCCTTTGCTGCCTTCTCTTTCTTTGCCATATGATCCTCATGTGGAAAACGAAAACCCGACCGAGCTCTCACAGCCGGGCCGGGTTGAGTACTAATTACTTCTTGGACTTCTTGCCCTTACCGGACTTCTTGGATTTCTTGGGTTCGTCGTCCTCATCGTCATCGTCGAAGTCATCATCGTCTTCGTCGTCCTTGGACTTCTTGCCCTTGGCCGACTTCTTGGACTTGGATTTCGGCTCATCCTCGTCGTCATCGTCGTCCGCATCGAAGTCGTCATCGTCATCCTCGTCGTCTTCGCCCTTCGATTTGCCCTTCTTGCCCTTGGCAGGCTTCTTGCCGCCTTTCTTGGGTTCGTCGTCCTCATCGTCGAAGTCATCATCGTCTTCGTCGTCATCGTCGTCATCGTCGTCATCGTCGTCATCGTCGTCTTCGTCCGACTTGGACTTCTTGCCGCCTTTCTTGCCCTGAGTCGACTTCTTGGACTTCTTCGACTTGGGCTCATCGTCCTCGTCGTCTTCGTCGTCTTCCTCATCATCCTCGTCATCGTCCTCGTCGTCTTCCTCATCATCCGAGTCGTCTTCCTCGTCATCGTCCTCGTCGTCTTTCGACTTCTTGCCCTTGGCGCCTTTCTTGGACTTGGGTTCGTCGTCTTCGTCATCGTCGAAGTCGTCATCTTCACCGTCGTCATCGTCGTCTTCCTCATCGTCATCCGACTTGGATTTCTTGCCGCCTTTCTTGGACTTCTTCGACTTGGGTTCATCGTCCTCGTCGTCATCGTCGTCCGACTTGGATTTGCCCTTTTTGGCCGACTTCTTGTTCTTGCCTTTCTTGGACTTCGGTTCGTCGTCTTCGTCATCATCGTCGTCGCCGTCATCGTCAGGCAGGTCTTCGTCGTCCTCGTCTTCATCCTTGGACTTCTTCTTGCCTTTGGCGCCCTTGACCTTGACGCCGTTGCGGGACGCCCACGACTCGAAGTCACGCTTGATCTCGGCTTCCGGGATTTCGTCCTCGAGCTCCGACAGGTCCCAGATCAGGTATTCCTTCTGTTCGTCCGTCAGAGGCGTACGTTTGTCGCCCATGACGACCTGATACTGGTCGGCGGGTGCTTTGGTCGAGTCGTACTTGATGCGGACATCGCGGCCGTACTTCTCGTGCGTCAGCGGGAATGCCTTGGTCTGGCCGTTCACTTCCTTGGTGTTCAGCTGGCCTTGCTCCTTCAGCTTGTTCAGCGCAGCAGTGCCGAGAGGGAATGCGAACACAGGCGTCCACGAATCGCTGTCTTTGTCCTTGAAGTGGGTCTTCAGTTCCTTCTTTGTGGCTGAGACTTTGCGCGGTTTGTCCTTTTCGGCCGAACGCACGATGCCGTTGATGTAGCCTTTCTTGGCGAAACGAACCAGCCGCTTGTCTTGCGGGACTTCGTCGGCGATCTGCTGGGCCTCCAGGTCACGCCACGGGTCGTACTTGCTGCTGTCGCGTTGCTGCGTGTTCGGGTCGTACGACGGGCACGGCGTGTAGAACGTCGTCATCTTGCCGTCCTTCTTCTTGGTCTTGACCCAGTAGCCGGCGTACGTGTAGATCGGGCCGAACAGGCGCGCCTGCAGCCACTTGCCTTCAGGGAACTTCACCATTGTGACCTTGTCGGCGATCTTCGCCCGCTTGCCATTGCCGCCGTCGGCGATGTCGTCGAGGTCGGTGCCCTTTTGCTTTGCCATCTACTACTCCTTGTTGTTGATGAAATGAATGTTTGCCACAGCGATTCTATTTACTAGTGGCTTAAAAGAAAAGAAGGTACGCAACAGCTATAGACCAGAGGATGATACCTGCTGCCCAGGCGGCACCTTTCAGTATGGCTCGAAGCTGTCCAGCTTTTATTGCTTTGTACAACAGATGAAGGATCGGCGCCCACAGCAGAGCCAGGCCGACGTAGTATGTAGGTGCCCTCAGGGTTTGACCGCCGAGCCGTAACCTTCACTGCCGTCGGCGGCCATGATGTAGATACGATGCGCGGGCAGTATCCTCTGATCCGGATTATAGATGCCGTCAGTGAACATATCCATCCCCATAAGCGTACCAAAGTGACCCGCAATCACAGCCTCGTGATACGGGACCGGATCGAAAAGAAGAAGCAGATCGTCGTCATGCACGAATGCATTGTACGCCCGAATGTCCAACAATACGTACGCGGTGTCACGCTTGTCGCGCGGGAGTCGGTTGCGTAGAGACGACACCAATTCGCTATTCAGCGTGACTGGGATGGTAGAGACCTCAGAGCTGCTGTGAGACTCTAGCTTGGCTTTGACCTCTTCATGGAAGTAAGGCTTCATTTGATTCTCCTTGCTTGGCAGGGCGAACAGAGTCGCATTCGATTGTCAACGTCAGGTTCTTGATGACCTCGATGAGGCGCTGTTTAGCTCCTTGATCTGCGCAAGCCAATGCCGTCTCGTTCAGCACCATCAGCGTCGTCTGAATAACGCCCTTGTATTGGGCGGATCGCTCGGCATCGCGCTCCCGCAGATGCTCAACGACCTTGGAAAATAGCTCATCGCGTATCTCCTGAGGCAGCTTGTCGCGCATGAGCACTGCATTGGAAGCCTCTGACTGTCGGCAGCGCAGCGTCAAATCGGAGACCTGCGAGCGCAGAGCCGCAATGGTCAGCAGGAGCCCTCGGTCGGGTTGGTTAGGCTGTATCTTCACACACGAACTCCTCTAATAGACGACGATGCTTCAACGAGACGTACTGCGGTATGTGCATGGAGGTCCGAACCAGTCCTTCGGGGTCCACCTGTTGGCTGATGTACGCTACGTGCTGCCACATCTCAGCTGACTGGTCAGGCATAACCATACCAAGCAAATCGTGCACTGCGTCACCGTGCTCTTCTATAAGGCCTTCGTACGATGAATCCTGATGACCCTCCGCCAACTTGGCTACTTCCGACTTGGCCGACTTGAACCAAGATTGCATGAATGTCGTGATGACTCCGTGCCGTGAGTCGCAGCGGTCGATGGCTCGGGAGACAACCAACAGATAGATCTGCACTACGTCGTCCAGCTTCACCACGTAGTTGTAGTCCCGGTAGGTGGCCTGGGCCTGCAAGAGGGCCATGCGCGTGTACTTCTCGACGATCTGCTCTTTCCACTTGCGGGCCTTCGCCGACCAGTACTCGACCTCCATGATCGCGGCGTAGAGTTCACCGCCTTCACGCATGCCTATTGCGCGCTCTATCTGCCAGCACAGGCTTCGAGTGCGGACAGTCAGCAGAGCGCTCTCGTGCATCTTCCTGTAGTCCTTGAGGCGGTTGAGGAAGAACGAGATGAAGCCAAACAGCAGACCGCGGTTGATGTGCATGTCCTTGGCGAGGTCCACCAGCTTGGTGTCCTCGGCGCGCAGACAGTTGAACAGTTGCGTGGGCAGTTTCTGCCGATCGTTGGATGTGAACTTGGCGGAGGCTTTCAGCGTCTGCCGCGCCACGATCTTGCACAGGTAGCCTTTGAAGAACTCGGGACACTCCAATGCTATAGGCTCCAGCGCCTTCCACAGAAAGTGGTTCAGGGTCTGCAGGTAT